ATATCCCATTTACGTTTGTTTTTTCTTAGATGATAGATAGGATTTTCCATAATTCATTGATTTACATACAAAAATACCAATAAAATATTGCATTTCACAATCTATAATTTGAAATTTTCCCAAAAACACTTGCATAGACTGATTTTAATATTTAGATTTGCAGTGCCAAATATCATCAATGTTAGTCATTGTCGCTGTGGCAGCGGTTAATTGCTCACAAATCGTTGGGCTTTTTTTATGCCTATATATAACCATTTTCGTGAGTTTACGAAAATGATAAAGATACTGTAGAAGTGCAACTTTTGTTTGCAAAAGTTACGGCTGTCTTTCCCGATTACTTTTCTGCTCCGGCAGTGACTGTGATGGTGTTTGGCGACACGGGAAATGGCAGCCGTTCTTTTTCTGCCTAAAACGCCAAATGCCATCACAAATGATGAGAAACGAACTTGTACTATCCGCAAAGTCTGCGGAACATTCAGCCTTTACTCTATGGCTGAATTCTGAGAACGCACTGTTCTCAATGGTCATGGAATCTTCCATAAACAATCTTCAGATGTTATTGATGGGCCATGCCTGTCTTTCATTCTCCGCGCTGATATGTGCCTCATGTGTGTCCGTGGTTCCTGCGTTGCTCTGCCTTCCATGGTTTGCCACTTCGTTGTATTTATGCCGGAAAGGAGGTCTGCGATGAAGACTGACATATTAAAACTGGCTGAAGAAACATCCGGTATGCCTGAAGATAATTTCTTTACCATCGAAGGTGTCAAACTCACCGATGAAGCAGTGGATCTCCTCTATGATTTGCAGGACGATGAGAACAGCAACATAGAAAGCCTTCTCAATGGTATATATGAAGTGGAGGAAATAGTTCTCAATCCTGAAGCTGGCGCTTCCTATGGTGAACGTCTGGTTATGATGCAGACTCTCCGAGATATCCGCCATTTGCTGGATCTGCTTAAAGTCCGTTCCGCACCCGGTCATTGATTGCATTCGCATGACTTCAGACATGCGGCAGATCATTTATCTTAATACAATAGGGAATATGGTAAAAAATAATAATACCGTATTCCCTGTTCTTTTATAATAAAAATCCCCCGGACCCCCTTTTTTTAAAGAAAACATAGACACACGCATTTTTGCACTCAGAGTTTTGCAAAAAATGCGACCAACAGACCAACAGACCAACATTTCAAAAATATAAAAATAGCCTTTAAAACGTAACTATCTCATTTATAATATAATATATATAATTTATAAAGTAATAATATATATATAATATGTGTTGGTCTGTTGGTCGTTGTTGGTCGTAGTTGTTTTTTGTTGGTCGGACTGTTGGTCTTCCGTTTTTAGGCATTTGTCAATAATTTAGTAAAAATGAGGGTAAACTATACCTTATGTTGGTCGTGTTGGTCGCTGACCAACAATATAAATATATAAGGTATAGTTTGTTTATTGGCTGAAAATCACTAACTTTGCTTTATACTAATAGCCCATTGTTGGTCTGTTGGTCTGTTGGTCGCAAAAATAAGAACTTTCAACTAAAAAAAATAAAAGTATGATCACTACCACAATTAACATCACTCCCTATTTGGCGGAATATTTGCGCGGAAAATATGCCTTAGGTTCAAATGACCCGATAAATATTCCCGACAATTCAGATCTGTATCATGTGATATGGAATTATATGTCCCGTCGTCCCAGTAATATGCCGCATACGGATGGCAATATTGTATTGGCCCTGCCTAACCGGCGCGAGGGAAAGAATCCCGAAGTGTACAACTATCTGTCCGCGCGTGCGGTGGCGTATATAGAACTTGCCATCCGTCGTGAGTTCAACGAGGAGCTGCACGCCACCCTGTTGGATAATGACCAGCGCGGACACCTGTTCGACAACAATGCCGTTGTCTATCAGTTTCTGTGCACCTATGGCATTGAATCCGTATCTGAAGAAGCACTGTTGAAGAACTATTATCGGTGGCGTGAGAACTTGCGTAAACGGAAAGCCCGGCGCGAAAGGAAGAAGGATATGATACAGGTTATCTAACATGGTTAAATAATATTAAATCAACAACCGACTAAGTGTATCGTTTTGTCCGTTTTGACGGTGAAACTGTCCGCTATATGGAGGTAAATGGCGAACTTATTAATTATCAAAGTGTTATGAATCAGCGAAATAAAGAATTCTCTATTGTCGTTACTTTTGTCCCCTCAGGTGGTATGAATCAGGAACAATATGTTTTTCTGGCCGAGGAGTTTTCATTTGAACCTGCGGCTTCGGACAATGCTTCGGGAACCAGTTTCAATTGTGACAAGGAACTTGTCATATCACGTCCTGATAGCGGTATATTAAGGGAGTTTTCCATCTTCCGTTCCGGTATATTGTATTTTCGTGATACTTCCGGTAACAGCTATGGGATTGGAGATGCTGACATTCCTGCCAGGGTGTGCCTGTCTCCCCAGCTTAATTCGGCACGGCTCACAATGAAGTGCACCATGCTGAAACCGCCCGTCTTATAGTCTTTTTTATATATATAAGGTATGGATATTTTTGTAAAAACAAAAAAATAGAATGACACAGTCACAGAAATATCTTCAGCAGCTTCTCTTATCCCGACAAGGATTGCTCATTACGGCAGAGGGTTACGCCTCTGTCGTAGCTGAAGCATTCCCTAATGTTCACGATTCCGATTCTGTAGAAAAGGGTCATGCTGAGATGCTGTATACCGAGGTGATTTCCGGTGCCTTGGATTTATGCTCCTCTCAGGTCCGCATGGCTTTTCCTGACAAGGATATCAGCATTGTTTCCGATTATGCTTCTGAAGAACTTCCCGATAACAGTATTGCTTACTATCCCGTGTTCGGTGTAATCACATCAAACAGTTGGTGGCGTTTTTCCAGCAAACAGTTTGAGAAGGATCTGCTGGCATCCGAATCCAATCCTGCGATCATTGCACATTTTGTTCATATAGACAGTCCGGGAGGCGAGGCATTTTACATGGACCGCCTCTCCGAGACTATGAGAGACTTGAGTAAGCCGGTGGTTGTTTTGGCCGAGCGCGTATGTGCGTCTGCCGGTTATCTCATCGCCTGTCATGGCACTAGAATTTTTGCCGCTACCGGTTATGACAAGATAGGATCTATCGGGACAATGGCCGAGGTCTGGGACTATTCCGAATATTTTAAAAAAATGGGTATAGAGGTGCATACGTATCATGCTTCCGCATCGGATCTTAAGACCAAGCTTATGGATGACGCGGCTTCCGGTAAGGGTGATGAGTATGTGGAACGTATGCTGAATCCTCTTAATGATATGTTCTTGTCCGAAGTTCGTTCCACCCGTCCGGCACTTAAGGATGCTCCTGATGATGAGCCTGCTCTTCGCGGGGATATTTACCTTACGGACGAAGCGATCGGAAAAGGTTTGATAGATGCAAGGGCCACTCTGACAGAAGCCATATTGGAAGCATCCCGTCTGGGGCGTGAGTATGCCGACATTCAGCGGGCCAAAAGCCAGTTATTAAGTATAATTTAATTAGTATCACAATGAAATTTAAAGAAAACGTACAGAAAATTCTTCAGAAGCTTGGTTTCGCTGGCTCCGAGGAATCCCTGAAGGCTCTTACGCCGGATGAATGGAAACAGTTTTTTGCCTCCTATCATGAGGAGTTCGGAACGGATTTTCATGCCGATATGCAGGCCTACCAGGATGAACAGCATGCCGTTCCCGACCAGGCACAGATCAATGAGGCGTTCAGCGTATTGTCAGGATTGATCAACCCGAAACAAAATGTGGAAGACGCTGCCGCGCATGGAGTACAGGATACGAAAACAGAGCAGCCTACCGCACAGCAGGTACTTGATATGGCGAAAGCTGTATCCGCTACCTTCATGGCTATGGGTAATCATGCGGCTGATGATGTCCCTATGACTACGGTTGCCGGTTCGGTTGTAGGATTTACAGGTTCCGGAGACCGTGAGAAATTCCTTTTCGGAATTGAGCACGAATTCTTTTCAATGGATAAACCATGGAACCGGTTCACAGCCAATCCTACGTCAGACCAGCGTCTGGGAGATAAGAAGATAGCCGCGTCTTTCGGTGCTGAAGTGGAAGCCTATTCTTCTTCATTGGCTGAGCGTTACAGCTATTTGCAATCGCATAACCAGCTAAACCCGGAAAAATTGGCGGCGGGTGAGTTTGCCACCGATTATTCCCAGGTTACGGGAATGAAGGGTGGAGACCAGTATCTTATCCGTCGTCAGGATGCCATTATCGCCCGTGTGCTTTCCATCCGCCAGCTTACCCAGTATTTCCCTGTTCGTTACGGTATTCAGGACCGTGATGTCATTTTCAACGCTTTCTTTGGTGAAGTGTCACAAGCATACCAGGTAGGCGAGGTTTATAAAGGTGATATGGAGATTGAACCGGAGATGGGATATGTGGACGATGCCATGATCAAGATGAAGTTCGGTCCAATGAAGGAACTGGAACGCATGTATATAGGCTACCTTAACCGTGAAGGCTCGGATCCGATCAAATGGTCTATGATTGAATATGCCATTATGGGATCTCTTGAAAACGCGCAGCGTGAACAGAATATGCGCCGTATGAGAGGTTTGTATGTGAAGCCTGAGACGGGCGTAGCCGGTTCCTATCTAAATGCCGGTACCGGAGTGCTCTATACCCTTATCCGTCTGCACCACGAACATAAACTGTTGTTGACAGACAATGTTGCATACCGTACTTATGACGATGCCAACATGCTGGAAACCGTACAGGAATTCTACAAGGAAATTCTGGCTAAAGTGTCTGAGGATATGAGCCTTGACCAGCATGTAATGTATCTGAACGAAAACCACAAGCAATGGTGGATTCAGAATGTGCGTGAAGCTTATGGACAACAGCAGGACTTTACAGGACCGAACAGTTACCTTAATATCATACCGGACAGTTCTACCAATATGCGTATTATTTGGCTGCCTTATTTAGGTCAGCTGCCGTTCATGATGATGCAGGTTCCCGGTAATATCCAGTTCCTTGAGAATCTGCCGGGAGAGATGCTTGCCATGCAGACAGAAATGCAGATGGAGATGGTCCGCGGATGGTCTACCTGGAAAGAAGGATGTTCGCCCGCATTTGTCGGCCGTAATTTCTCTTCTGCCGACAAGCTGAAGGAAAATGACTATTTATGGCAGCAGATCTTCTTGAATAAACCTTCCGTAACCTTGGAGGCGGATGCCACAACAGCTGACGCATCGAAAGGATTCTGGTTTATTTCTGGAACCAATACCGGTGAAAAGAAACTGACAGCGATCAACAATGCCAAAAAAGGCGTGGCTTACATTGTAGAGTGTGGAAACAAAACCAATGTGACCGGCATTGACAAAGCGGGTTCTTTTGAAAGTATTTCCGAAGCATGGACTCCGACAGCTGTAGGAGATTATATCATGGTCATGCTGAACAGTCAGAACAAATTCATTGAGTTGGAACGTTGCACTGGTGGTGTACGCAAAGTCAATAAGACAGCGCAGCCCAATGTACCTGGAGCTAGATAATTTTTTTGGTTGGTTATTAAAAAGGTTTTTAAATCGGGGGCGGGTGTGGTAGCCCGCCCTTTTTATTAAACAGAAAATTTATGAGAACAAGAATTAATTCCCGCATATTTTTATTTCAACTGGCGGTGCTGGTTGTAGTGCTCTCCTTGAGCTTTGTTTTTGATTCTTCTGCCGATACTGCCGTCGGGCTGTCAATGGCTGTCACCGGAATGATGAATATTGGTGATATTGAGGATGTGTCCGACCGTCAGACCCATGGATCGAACATTGCATATCAGATTTATCTGATCAGTATTGACCAGGTGGATAATTCTCAGCTGTTTCCGGCTCCCAATGCCAACAGGGAGGTAGGGCAGGTTCCGATGAAGAATGGTGAGTATATGAAGTACTTTGTGTGCCATACCATCCCCACTTTTGTAGGCAATGGTGAGAAGGGGGATATCACCACTTCCGGAACCAATCAGTTTGTGGCGGTTATGGGTGGACAGCGGGACAAACTGCTTTCTTTCACGGAAGAATATGCGGGTGGCAAGTTTATCATTCTCTTCAAAGAAATTGAAGAAAGCCAGTGGTATATCATCGGTTCTTATGACCGCCCGATGATTCTTCAAACGTTTGAAAACAAACATGACGCAGACGGACGTTATGTGACGTTTACATTCCAGCGTACTTCCATTTCACAGTATTACAAATATACAGGTGCTATTGTACGTCAGCCTGCCAAATCCAATCCGGTGGATGCCACTAATCTTACCGTTACGCCGGGACAGGACTTGTATTCCATTCCTGATTGTACCTCCTCACCTAAGGCTATTGCTACAGTTTCCGGTCTGGCGGCTAATGATAAGGGACGCTATATAACTCTGGTAGGTGAGGGTGTGGAACATCCGGCTACAGTTGCTGAGAATGATGTGTTTATTCTTGAGGATGGAGCTACATGGACCGCCCGTGCTGGAAGCCGTATTACTTTCCGCGTAATTGATACTGACACTTTGGTTGAGATTTCCGGATCCCGTATTCAAACTGTTGTCTGATTTTTATAATTAATCCTGTGCGGATATATATGATTGTTTTACAATGTATTATCATGCACAGGTTAAACTGATAAGTTATGTATTCATTCAAAGAAAAGAAGCTTCATTATAACCGTCTTCAGAACCAGTCCGCCGCTTCGGCCGATCTGAAGCTTTTACGGAGTATTAATCCTGATGCGCCTGTGTTGCCTGCATGGGAGCGATCACCTGAACGTTTTGCAAACAAGATTCTTTATCTTCTGCTTGATTATGCAACGGCAGAACAGATCAGAAAGAACCGACGCAATCCTGTCAGCTCGGTAAAGGAGAAATTGGAAGAGACAGTACACGAGTTGCAGGAGAAATCGGCCGAATTGAAAGAAACGAAAGATACGGTGCAGGAATTGCAGGAAAGAGTAGAGGAGTCGGAATTTCGTGCGGAAAAGGCGGAAACATCTTTGGACTTTGAGAAAAAAAAAGAGGTTTAAGGAAAGTACAGAAGCATGAAGAATATCCCGCTATTGACTGGGATAATCTTGATGATGAGAATGTACAGACTGCCACCCTTATCTATAATGACCGTGTTGTAAGCTGGAAACGGATGAAACAGATAGACGAACGTATGGATGCTGACAATATTACCAAGGATGATATATTTTCCCTTGTCCATCTTCGCATCCGTAATTTGCAGGCTTTCTCAGAACTTAGAGCCTATAATGATACCGGTTCTTTCCGTTTCCTTCATCCTCTTATAGCAGGGCGCAGTGAACGTGCCTTGCTGGCTTCCCTTCTTGAAAAGGATCCTCAGGAATTTCTCCGCAAACACCGCAATGTGCTTGACAGTATACGGCGTTATGAAGCGTATTTGAAAAATCCCGAACGTGAATCCCGACGGAAACAGGACAGGAATTTGTTACGCAAGTATCGTGATCGTGAAACTTTGTTTAGAGATATACTCAATGAAAAGACTAAAGGTTGATTTTATGGCTGTTTCTCTGTTTCTTACCATGGTGGGGATGATAGCCGGTATTTCAGTATTAATATGCTGTTTGCTATGACTGGTAATAAGGATATTGTAATTGTCAGTGATGATTATCTGCCACGGGTACGTACCTATGCCATTATGGGGTATAGCCGTGAGCGCGTGTGCCGCCTGTTGGAGTTGCCGCGGAAAATGCAGATGGCATTGGCTGTCCGGCTGTCGTTGCCGGGAGATGTGTTCTATGAAACCTATGAGTCGGGACTGGCTCAAGGAGAGAAGAATATTGATATGGAACTGGCGAAGAAAGCGGAAAACGGGGATATTGATGCCATTGAGCTTCTTGAAGAGAGAAAGAATGAACGTTATTTTAAAGATTTGCGTAAAGAACTATTTGGAATATGACCGTACTTGAGCGTCTTGATAAGATACATCCCGATATGATTTCAGGATTTCTCACTACCGGAAAGTGTAATGGCATTCCGGAAGATGTGCAGAAATTTTTGAAACAAATACAATGGGCGGCAGAAATATATGAATATGAACCGAATATAACCCGTGCTTCCAAGAAATTGCGTCTGCGCATTAATGCGGAGCAGAAGTTGGCTTTGGATGAACGTACCTGCAAGGAACGTATCTATCAGGCCATTAATTATTTTAATGTCGATAACAATGTCAGCGAGAAGGTATGGGAGAATCACTATGCGGACAAGCTGGAATCCATGGCGCAGTTATGTGCGGCCAAGGGGGATATGAAAACGATGGCTGCATGTATCGAAAGAGCCAGCGAGCATCGGATTCGTGCCGCCCAGATAGCGGAGGCTGCTACCAATCTTGGTATTACTTTCATTATTGATCCTAACCTTCGTCCGGAAGATATGGGATTGGAAAGCAAATCGCTGAAAGAGATAGCGCGTAAGCATAACGAAGGGTTTTATATCCAACTTATCGACGGTCTTCCTATTGATAAGAGGGAAAAGAAACGCTTGTTGCGGGATGCCGATATTCAGGATGTAGAGGAAATTTTAAATGAAGAGTAATCATGAGTCAGAACGATATATCCAATGATGAATTTTCAATGGAGATGGAACGTATCTACATGAATTCCATGCAGGTTATGGTCAATCTTATTGATCCTAACAAAGTGGTGGTGGAAGCTGCACGTGCGTCAGGTAAGACGAGTGAGGTTACAGTGAACCGCATAGTCCGTGTGGCAGACAGTATGCCGGCCGAGTTGTCATTTTTAGCTCATCGTACCTATGTTGCGTTGCTTACCAATATATGGCCTAACATTCAGGCTGCTTTTTCCAGGCAGATTACGGTTAACGGCCGTCCCCGTTGTATGCTGGAATATGGCATTGACTATATTGCGGGAGAATCGAAGATCCCGGAACATTTCCGTAAGCCGCGTTATCCAATTTCTTATCCCAAGCATAGCATCCTGTTTCGGAACGGTCATCATATCCAGCTGGTAAGTTCTGACCAGCCGGACTCAGTGGCGGGTAGAAGTGGTGTTCATGCTTTTGTGGAAGAAATGAAACACAATGACGGAGAGAAACTCAAGACACGTCTGTTTCCTTCTCTTCGTGGATCTTCTGCGGAAATCCGTAAAAGCCCATATTACCAGGGATGGACCGGGGTTTCTGATACTGCCCGTGTGGATTTGAATGAGGACGACTGGTTTGAACGGTATGAGGATCAGAACAATCCTCAGCTTCTTTCCGAAATAGCCACAGTAGCCGTTCATGTGAACAAAGCGGTTTATAAAAGAATGGAACTTCTTACCGCCCAGAAGAATACTACCAACCCGGTCACGCTTGAAAAGATACGCCTGGAACTGAAGAAGTATGACAGACAGATATCCATGTGGACACCGCGTTTGGCTGATATGCGGCGCAACGCCACATTGTATATCCGGGCCAGTTCGTTTGTCAATAAGGACATATTGGGACCTAAGTTTTTTAAAACTCAGCTTGACACATTGGATATGGACGAATTTCTTACTGCTATATGTGCTGTCCGTCATAAGTCTGTGGTTAACAAGTTCTTTGCAAATTATGATAAAGAAAAGCATCAATTCTCTGACGGGTATATTTATGATTCTATCATGAAACTTGATCTGAAGGATCATTTTATCATCACTGCCCGTTATTTGAAATACTACGACAAGAGCGCTCCGCTGTATATAGGGTATGATCCCGGACATTTCTCAAGCCTGGTATGTGGGCAACCCAAGAAGTACGGGAAGGAATTCAGGCTGTTGAAAGAGTTCTTCTGTTTCTATCCGGATGAGCAGCCGGAGCTTGCTAGACAGGTTTATGAGTTTTTCGGGCGTGACTGTCGAAACAAACGTATTGTTTTATATCCGGACAGGGCCGGTAACAAACGCAGGGAGGAACTGGAGCAGATAACGACTGACAGCCGAGCATTGAAGAGGGAACTGGAAAGCTACGGGTTCGAAGTGCAGCTCATGAACGAAGGACAGGCCACAATCTATCATTGGCAGCAGTTCAAGCTGATGTTGCTTTTGTTTGGTGACAGAAGCAATGCTTTGCCTCACGTTTTTATTGACGAAAATGAATGCCCTAACCTTTGTAGTGCTATACCTCTTTCACCACGTAAGAGCACCAACGGACGTATAGAGCTGGACAAGAGCAGCGAGGTTAAGATACCGCTTCACCGTCAGGCTGGACTGACAACACAGATTCCTTCTGCATTCATTTACCTGATGTACGGTCTGTATGGGGATGCTGTTCTTAACGAATTGACCAGCATTCCTGATGATATTCCGGATAATTTCAGCTTATAATTAAAATTCGGCTTAAATAATAAGTTCAATTGATTTAATATAAGTGTCTGTTTGACATTTAAATAAGTATTATGTGAATCATAGATAAACGATTGACTTTTTGAAAAATTTTTGAACTTTTTTCAAGAGACGATTGACCCCACGCAGCGCTGATAAAACCGATTGCACAGCACAGGGGGTAGATGGGTGGAAATATGATTCTTCCCTTGAGATTTCGTCTTTTCTACTGTATCGGAAAACGAATAAATTCGTAGCATGGAAGAGGTAATAGATCATAACGTTACGATGTCGGGTGCACAGGCCATGCAATGGGCTAGGGAGATATCCAAGCTGCCCGATGGATGCTTTACCATAGCATTCTATCCATGCAGTCTGCAACGTCATGAGGCATCCACTAAGATCATAGTAAAGGACGGTTGCAAATGGCGCACCCAATTGCCTCATGAACGTTTCAGTGTGGACAGTGATAACTTCTTCCTGTTTACCGACAAGGACGGAGAACCCCGTATGTGTTACACTATATTGATACGCTATATGGGATTCCCGCAAGATGGATTTAAACTACATAAAATAGATTGGTTATCATGAGTCAACAAAGTAATATAGAGATGCAGGGATGCCTTGGCGTGTACGTTAATGACAGCAGTGTGATATCTTTCCAGCTAGGAGAAGGGAGTATGCAGGATGCCTTGCAGCGTAACCGAACTGTATCTGTTAATCCGGTGGCATTGGAAGGACAGGTGAGATGGCTTACGGTTAAAGGGTATAACATCGCTTCTCGTGGCTGGAACAATCTGAAATGCCAGGAAGTGGCGAGCGATATTAAGCATAACAGGCTGCTTCCAAGATTGATAACCAAACAGGTCAATATGCTGTATGGCTCCGGACCGGCTGTCTATAAGACGGAACTTATTGATAATAAAGTCAAGAGAACTTGGATTATGGAACCCAGTATACAGAGATGGCTGGAAAGCTGGGAGCAGAATGGAATGGAGCAGGGATACAGGGCGTTTGCAAAACAGAACATCAAAAACTATTATTATTTTCGCGATTTCTTTGTAAAGTGGCGGTTTTCAGCAGGAAAAGGGATTGTTCCAGGCGTGCTGCCGGTTGCTGGTCTGGAAGCCATGGAGAATAAGGATTGCCTTTTGGCCACCACCCGGACGGATGTGGCTTATGATATGGTTTATTATAAGGATTTCACGGCTATAGCTGTTGGCAGGTTTATCAATGGAATCAGTACCAGTTTGCGTATTTATCCTAAATTACGTATGCAGGATGTACCGAGATACAGGTTCGCTGCTGTTTCCCATCATCGTGAGAAGTCCATTGATAATTTCTATGGAGAGAATGAGACACACGAGGGCACACAGCCTTATATCAAGGGTTCCAATGAAAATGCTGTATATATTAACAGCTTTCTTCGTAATTCTCTAGCTGCTAAAATACATATCATCATTCCTAACGCATGGGTGAATTCGAAGAGAACCCAGATTACCAATCTTTGCAACGAAAACAAGGAACGTGCTTCGAAACAGGAGAAACTATTGCTGTACAATGGGCTGGAGATTGGAACTGAGTTCAAGGAGTCTACCTTGATCCGCTATATTAAACAGGAATTGGATAACATATCCGATTACTTGTCCGGAGCCGATAACCAAGGAAAGGCTTACGCGACTTTCAGCTTTCGGAACGGAAGCAGCGGGGAAGAGGAGCGATGGAAGATAGAAACCGTCGATTTAAAATATAAAGAATACATTGATGCGATTATCAGCTATGATAAACGTGCTGACGAAGTATTGCTGTCAAGTGTCGGGCTGGATTCTTCCATCTCATCAGTCAGCAAGGACGGTGTAATTAGCAAGAGCGGAAGTGACGCTTATTACAACTATTTGATTTATCTGCTCCAATTGGCACCGGAAGATGAGATTGTATGTGAACCGTTCAACCAGGCTATCCGTATAAACTTCCCTGAATTGTACGAACAAGGTTATCGGATAGGATTTTACCGGGAAATCCCATCACGTCAGGAAGATGTATCACCGTCTAACCGTCTTAATAATCAGCAGCCATGAATGTTTTAGAAGAATTGTTTATAGATGTGGCTCAGTTCCACCTTTATTCCCCTTATGCGGAGAGTAACATGAATTTCAAGGATCTTGCATCAAGTGCCATGAGTGCCATTAAGCAGGTTCAATCCGTCATATCTCCTGATATCTACAAGAAGATAGCAGCAGGAGAGGATAACGATGAAAAGGATGCATTAAGAAGTGCCGTGGCTAATCTGACATTGGCAAAACAGCTTATATTCAATGTTCTGTCACTTCGTAAATCGGATGTGGATATCTACAAGAACGAGCAGGAGCAGATGCGCAGGGCCTATCGTGATAATTACTATAATGCAATGGATACGTTACTTCAGCTGCTTGATTCGGATGAGGAATGGAAGAAAACCAAGACTTATAAAGCTTTGGAAAACCTTAAGTTGAAGACTACTTATGAATTCGATGCATCTTATCCCATTGATAATTCATTCCTGTATTTTTTCAGATGTGTTCCGATCCAGCAGGAGGCATTGGATGATTATGTATCAGGCTATTATGAGCGTTTGCCGGAAAAGGATCAGACAAACCGTCGGAAATTGGACAGATGTCTGGCTAAAATAACAGTGGCATTGTCGTTACGAAGATTTGATATCCTTGAATTTCCGTCAACCATCCGTAATTTGTTTGAAGATTCAAAAGTTATGCGTTACGGTACCCAGGAGCAGGAGAGGATGTTAACTTTATCTGATGATCTGATGTCACAAGCCTTGGAAAGCCTTAAAAATATTGATTTGTCTTTATCCGGAAATACGGATGCTGATATAGTAACTGAAACATCTTTCAATCGTCCGGACGATAAAATTTATTTGATGCCATGAAAAAAGATATTGAATTTACCCTGAAAGGAAGCGTGTATTCCATTCCAAACAGTTGGGAAGGGTTGAACACTTATCAATTTAAAGAACTGGTTGCGGACCTGATTTCCATGTCCGCAGGTAAACTTTCTGCCGGTCTTGTGCGTGTGCGCCATATATGCAGGGTGATGGGCTGGGATATCAATAAGATAACCGATGCGGATGCCATGGGAAACATTGCTTGCCTGGCTGAGCAGGTCACCTTTCCTTTTCTGATCTGTTATCCGGATAATGATGCGGCACTGGCGGATCTTGACACCGATTCTTATGAGCTATGCAAGCGTGTCCCGCCGGAAAGACTGACGGGGATAACTATATCCCGCTATCTGTCACGGCTTGATTATAAGTTTGTGGTAGACTCCTGTTTTTGCAAACAATTTATAGGATCTGTCCATATTGACGGGCAGGATGAACCTTGTCTTGGTTATACCATTGATACAGGATTCTCTATGCTGACAACCTCATTGACGGCACAGCAGTTTATTGACGCGCGTGAGCTGGCGGATTGCCGGGATGATCAGCTTCCCCTGCTTGCTTCCATCCTGTATTCTTCACTACCTTATGAAAGTGACAGGGCGCATCAATGTGCCGTTCTTTTTTCAAAAGTGGATATTAAAACATTGCAGGCCATCCGTTTCAATTTCAAGGGATTCATCAATTATTTGTTCAGTAGGACAGAATACAAGATTCTTACTAAAATCATACCGGGAAAGGAATCTGTGATAAGCACAGGGGCACAGGATGCTTTGTACGGCTTGAGTGCTGACGGATATGGAAATTTGCGTGAGATATCCCAGATGAGCGTCTTGCAATATCTTGGGATCCTAAGAAAGAAGATGATTGAATCCGTGCGTAGCCTTCATGCTTCCAAAATGGATGTTGCTGAGATCGCTAATACTACCCGGTTGCCAATTGATGTTATAAATGATATACTATGATTCTTGAGTATTTAAAATATTTTTCCCGGTTTCCTGCCCGTGACGGGGTTCTGGATATGTTTATTAACGGAAGTTCCGAACTTTATGAGTATGAGGAACTGAAAGGGTATATAGCCGGTATGTCCGAGCCTTTGGTTCCTGATATATCCAATTTTGTTTTCGGGCAACGTTTTGAGGATGTTAAAATACGGGTGGATGCCCTGATAGGAACTTATCTGTTCTGTGATTTTGGAGAGATACAAAGCTCTCAGGACAATATAGGCTCCATAGAGGATACGCATAAGCGTGCGGTGACGGTTGCGGTCAAATTAGGGAATAAATCTGATATGGTAGAGGTTGCCATTCAGAGTGACCGAACGTTGAAACTATTGAATCAGGTACGTGCTTATATGATGTATGATTCCCGTTATATGTCATGGCTCAAACCTATATCGGATAATCAGACGATTGTGCCTTTTGTGTCACCTGAACTGTCATCAATAGGCTGGAGCATGAGCTTTGTCGCATCGGCTCCCGACTGGATGAATGTAAAAGAAATAATGAAACACATAACTTAAAACAGATATGAATACAAGTTCTAAAATCACATTTTCGGTATTCATTACCGAATTTTATAGTTTGATGTGGGATATGAGATGGTTGATGCTGCTAGCTTTGATCCTTATTTCTACAGATCTATGGTGGGGCATCAGCAAGTCCAAACGAAGGATGGAGGAAGTGCGTATAAGCCGGGCTATCCGGAGGACCCTTATAAAAATGGGGGATTACGTATGTATAATTCTATTGGGGGCGGTTTTGGGGAAAGCAATCGGTGAACCTTTGGGCATTCCTTATTCCACTATTTCCGTATGCTGTATGCTGATAGCCTGTTACTGTGAACTTGAAAGTGTGATCAGTAATTACTGCGAATGTAAAGGTCTGCATTACCATATCAGTCTTTGGAGCGTCTTTAAGGGACTGGTCGGCTTGAAAAGTAAAGAATTGAAGAATGTTATTAATGAAATAGAAAATGAAAGCAAACATGAAAATCTTAATTGACAATGGCCATGGAGCCAACACACAAGGCAAGCGTTCTCCGGACGGTCGTTTGATTGAGGCGTTATATACCCGTGAAATTGCCATCCGTGTGGAGCATGAATTGTGTAAGAGGGGGTATGAGACACTTCGGATTGTGCGTGAGGAAGTTGATGTGCCGCTATCGGAAAGATGCCGCCGAGTGAATGATATTTGTTCCGAATTTGGGAAGAGTAATGTTCTTTTGGTATCCATCCATTGCAACGCCGCCGGAAATGGGGCACAATGGATGCAGGCTCGTGGATGGGAGGCATGGACCAGTATAGGGCAGACAAAAGCGGACAGGCTTGCTGATTGTCTGTATGCTTCGGCTGACAGATTTCTTCCTGGAATGACGATTAGAAAAGATCTGGCTGATGGTGATCCGGACAAGGAGAGCGGATTCTATATTTTAAAACATACGGAATGTCCGGCTGTATTGACGGAAAACTTATTTCAAGACAATATGGAAGATGTGGCTTTCCTTTTGTCTGAAGAAGGGAAACAGGCTATAACATCCCTTCATGTCGAAGGAATAATTAAATTCATTGAACTATGAAGCTTATACCTTGGATCTTGATAGTCTTGTTAAGTGTCATGCTGATGCTTTCATGGTGTTCCCGCCCGGCTGATTATTCTGGGAAGCTTGCGCCGGATACATTATGGACGTTGGTTGTTGACACCATAAGGGATACCATCGTACCTCCGCCTGATGTAGAACATCATGTAAGAGTGGATACCGTTTTGTTGCCGGTATCCATGGAAGATCCTGATGTGTACATAGACTCTACGTTGCCTGACTCCATGCCGGTGATAATTCCGATAATGGAAAGGGAATACCGGACAGATGATTATCGCATTTTGATTAATGGTTATAATCCGGAACTTAAGTCAGTTGAATTGTATCGCCCTACAATATTGGGAACTATTAAACAGAGAAACAGACGGTGGGGGATTGGTCTTTCTGCCGGATATGGTATCGGAAGTGGCGGCTTTTCTCCTGTGTTGGCTGTTACTATCAATTACAATCTGTTGCAGTGGTAACAAAAATCCCCGGCTTGCGGTCTTGCTCTTATTCTATTGACAGTCGAATTTGAAAACCTTTGGATGTGCCGGGGATAGATAAACAACAATGTTTTTAATAAATTGTTTCTAAATTTTACATTATTATGAGCAAGACCGCACGTTTTAATGAAATCCTTGAATCAGTCGCCTCTTTCACGGAAATACATCAGGAATTTATCCTGTCAGACAATCGGGCCGCCGAAGTGGTGGATGCCCGGTGCATTTTGGTAAAACTGCTATCCGAAGAAGGTTTCTACCCTTCCCAGATCAGCAAGTATATGGACCGCACGGAAGCAAGCATCCGATATCTTCTATCATCCTACTCTTCACGCATTTCCGCCAGCTTGTGGATGGAGAAGGATGTGGAGGTAATTCGAAAACATCTATTAAATAAGTCGCAAATAACTTGTAAGTAAGTCGCAAATAACTGTACTTCAATTGTATATACTAGTCTATACCTTTGTGGTGTCAGGATATTCCTGACAAGGTAATAATTAAAAACATAATATTATGAGAATTAAAGGAATGGACGGTCAGGAACATAATGTTACTGGTCAGGGACAAGGAAACTTGAACACAGTCCTTGGTGCCATTGGTACGGCTGGCGTACTTGGTGGTAATCGTTGTGGCGGTGGTTTATTTGGCGGCTTGTTTGGTGGCGGATGCAATGATAATTGTGATACTGTCAGCCAGCGTGAATTGGCTTATGCTGTCAGTCTTGCTGCATGTCAGGGACGTGAATATGCTCTTGAAACCGCACGTCAGGAAGCTGCGGCTATTTTTGCAGAAAGCCGTCGTACTGATGATAAGATTGCAGGTGTGGTTAAGGAAACCAATCAAGGGCTTGTTGCAGTTGGGAATGGTGTTAGCCGTTTGGATGCAAAGGTTCAATGCCTTGAAGAAAAACTTGGATGGGTACGTGAGGAAAGTAACCGTAATTTGCGTGAGAGCAAAGAATACACTGATTGTCGTGTTACAGCGGAAGCTCAATTGCGTAAGGCTGGCGATGATAACATTGTTGCATGGACGCAGGGAGAGCTTAACAAGAAGATTGATGGAACATTGAAACTTGACGGAGGCCAGATTTCCTACGGAAGTTGTAAACCGGTTTTGCAGAACTGCCCTTGTGGAAGTGAGCAGAATCCGTTTAATGTGAATGTTGTCATTGAACAAGCTGTAGCTGCCGCTATCAAAGCTGTATCGGGTAAGTAATGTATTCCGGATGAGATGGGGAATATTCCCCATCTTTTTTATTCTTTTTCATTATATATTAAAACATCATGCCATATACTAACAGTCAGATATTAAGTGCCATTATAGGTAAATTCGCAACCCCTATAATACAACAGTTTGGAGGCTCCAAGTTTGCTTCAATTCCTATTGTTCAAACTATTGAAAATAAAGTGAGATCTATAGGTATTGTTTCTTCCAGTTGGTCATTATCCGCAGAATTGACTCCGCTTATTGAAGGGGTTACTGGTAAATTGGCTGTTCCGATAATTAACAATTACATATCCAGAATACCAGATGAGCAAATTCCTTATGTGGCTCATTCTGTCGTTGATACTGCCTTAAAAAACGGTAAATTGGAACTGTTTGAGGGATATCTGGAATTTGAAAAAGCGGACCTTATGGAGCTTAAAAGATTATTGAACATAAACCTTCCTCTTCCCCGGCAGGAAGAATATGCAGTTAAGACTGAATTATCCCAGGAAGGGAATGACCCTGAGAATGCAAAGAAAGAAGAGGAAACAATTAAGCAAGAAGAATTATGAAAACAAAAGAACAAATGATAGACCGCTACCATGAACTTTATGAAAAAATGGCGGCAAGTAAAGATCCTAAAAATATGAAGGTGTTCGGAGAAGCTGAAAAATATGCGTTCAAAGCTGTTGCGGCAGCTCATCCCGATTTGGCTGAAAACTGGCTGTCTCATTTGGAGGCAGTATGTTGGGATAATTATTTGTCGGAACGGGAATCCATGAATATCGGCAAGCGTATAACCAACCAGGACGGTACGAAAGGATTCCATTGGCCCTATGAAATTTTTGAAAAGACTGTAGAAAACCTTGGTGGCGTATGCGAGGACAAACCTCATTATAACAGCTATGCCTTATGGGTTACTGCCAATATGATTTATTCGGATCATGCCAGAAGCATTGCAGAAGATATGGGGCATAAGTCTCCGGCAGAGGTTCCTGCCGAAAAAATGGCCTTGTCATGCTATCGTAAAGCTGTAGAAAGTCTTAAGGATGTGGATTCCGGGTTTCATGTACGGCGGTATTTCAAGCACAAGATGTACGACGACTCAGTTATGTGACCTGGATAAAAAATTAGATAAAATAATCTCCATGATTGAAAAACTGGACGGTCTGAAAGGTTTCGGCTCCAATGTACTGGCGAATGTTGTAGGAGATATAATCATGGGTAGGTAATTGTAAGGTGTTTTAGAAATAAAGCACCTTTTGTTTATAAATATAGTATTGTTTTAATACTGATTGGATTTTTATTATTAACTTTGCGAAAAATTTTAAAACTTAGATATTTATGAAAAAGTATTTTTTACTATTGACTGTTTCTCTTCTATTTGCTTCATGTAAAAGTTATATCCAGATTTATGATGTGGACAGCACCTCAGCCAAAACAAGTAATGAGCAGTTCGTATTTGAGAATGAAGATTGCAAACTTACTTATAATTTTTGGGAAGAATGGGGAAATGCCTCTATGGTATTTACCAATAAGACGGATAAGAACTTATTTGTTTCGTTATCTCAGTCATCTTATATTTTTAATGGTTTTTCTTCATCTTTCTATAAAGGTGTAGATGACCATGTTGTTATATCTAAATTTAAAAGTAAGACTTTTCATGATTTGCCTGTAGTTTGTGTCGCTCCAAAATCTTCTAGAGTAATTGGAGATTTAAATCTTGTAGATAAAATATATTTCTTCTGTGAAAAAAAGAAGGATAACCCTAGTCGCAGATATTCGGAAAGCTATAACGAAAATGATTCCCCTATAACATTTGGTTATAATATGGTATATTCTGCGACAGAGAATTGCAATGAAGTTAAGTCTTTAGAAAGTTCTTTTTATGTATCAAGAATTGAGAATGTTACAAAGAAACAAGAAGAAGTTACTAATCAGGTTAAAAACTGTTCTGATTATAGTGATACTTCTGTTATTATATTGAAATCTCAGTCGCCCAAGCGTTTTTATATTAAGAGATTTAAGGATGTAAATCCAACCCCGGCAAAATGGTATTAATTATTCGATAACAAATTCTTAAGCGGAACTCTAAAAAAGTTTCGCTTTTGTTTTGTCAATCCAAAAATAATATTCACCTTTGTAATGCCAAATAAAACCATGTATATTCATGACGTGAGAGCAACGGTTAATGCTCATAAAAATGGGCTTTTTTTATGCCCAAAGATTAAGATATTGTAGAAGTCACAACTTATTGTGAAAAACTACGGCTGTCTTTCCCAACTATTTTTGCTCTACGGAGTGGATTATGGTTTTGTTTGGCGACACGGGAAATGGCAGCCGTTCTTTTTCTGCCTATAATGCCAAACAAAACCATATCGTATGAAACAAACAGTTTCTATTTCTGCTCCCGACATAAATGTCGTTAGTAAATTTTCAGCTATTCAAACCTGGCTGAACTCAGAGAATGTACTATTTTCAATGGTCATGGAATCTTCCATAAACAATTTTCAGATGTTATTGATGGGTCACGCCTGTCTTTCATTTTCCGCGCTGATATGTGCCTCATGTGTGTCCGTGGTTCCTGCATTGCTTTGCCTTCCATGGTTTGCCACTTCGTTGTATCTATGCAGGAAAGGAGGTCTGCGATGAAAATAAATGGTCTTAAACTTACAGATGAAGCTTTAGATAGTCTTCGTATTCTACAGGAAGATAATAATAGTACTATCAATGGCATTCAGGAAGGTATTTATGAAATAGAAGAACTGGTTCTGAATCCGGAAGCAGATGCTTCTTATGGGGACCGATTAGTCATGATGCAGACGCTTAGAGATATTCGCCATCTTTTTGATCTTATAAAAGTTTTACCTGGACATAAATATTGAGTATTCTTCCTTAAGCGGAACTCTAAAAAAGTTCCGCTTTTGTTTTGTCAATCCAAAAATAATATTCACCTTTGCAGCGTACTCCTTTTTGACATAGGCGAGTAGGCTCGCCATTATAGCTGCGGGCATTTTTTATGTCTTCGGCAAAACATATAGTTCCGTCCCGTGTGGAGTCTTAATGGACCCACTGCCTATGTCAAGGTGGAGTACAACGGGGAGCGGAACTTTTTTTGTTCCCTTCCTTTTTCTGATTTTATTAATTCATTTTAAATGTACTCAAAAATGAAAATTACTACATTGTCTCTTGATGCAAAGTCAAATTATTTGCAAGAGAAAAAAGAATCTTTGTTGGAATGGCTTCATGCTGATTCTGTTATCTTTTCTTCTATCATGGAGGAAAAAATTTCTAGAACATTTTCGTTACGAATATTGTTCATAATGTTGTGCTTTGTTGCATTATTATTATCGCCCGCATTTGGCACTGTGATGTGTCTTATATGTTTTATCATATTTGCCTTATCTTTGTTGGAAACAGCAAAATATTACAAGCAGGTGCACCGCTAATAAGTTTGCTTTACTAATATTATGTTTTACAATAAAATGTTTAAGGAAAATGAATATTAATGGAATTATATTAAGTGACGATAGTCTTAATGCGTTGCGTCGTATGCAGGAAGACAATAACAGCGAAATTGATAATGTTCTTGAAGGACTTGATTGTATAGCTGAACTGATTGAGAATCCGGAAGCGGATGCCAGTGATGGTGATCGTCTGGTCATGTTGCAGCAGCTTCGCGGTGTGCGCAAGATTTTGAAAGATCTCAAAGCATCTTCTTTTGATGAGTCAGAATAATGAAACTAAAATGGACAGTTACATCACTGCCTTGATGACTGTCTATTCTCCCGCAACCAATGAGTCCGATGCGACTCATTGGTTTTCTACTGAGGATGTGTATGAAGCCATAAAGAAGATTGATCCGGGAACATCCGTCAGCTTGGAGGATGTCTACAATTCGCTTCTTATGGGAGGGTTCCGTTTCCAGCCACGTCCCGGAACATTAGGATGTGAGTTCCGATGGATGTTTAAACAGAAATAATTATAGATAAAATACGATATTTCTTTTAGTCTAATTATTATATTTCCATTTGTTTTTTATACTTTTGCCACAAAAAGTGAATGATATACTATTTAGGAAGTTAGAAACTGAAAGAAAGTATAGTAATTCATATGTAAAAATAGTTTAAATACAAAAATAAACGCCTTGAATGGACATTTATTATTGAAAGTAAACTATTGTAACCGGATCGTAGATAGTACAAAACCATATAAAAAGTGAATAATTTATATATAGGACGTGTTGCTTTTTGTAAATAGACTACCAATATTAATAAATATTGTATGAAAGAAAAAATGACCGTTGTACAGTTAAGAAGTACAATTTTTTTGCAGCAGAATATAGGATATACTCCTGAAAATGCAGAGCGTTTTAAACAACTGCTGATGCCTGATTGTAAAATATATGGTATAGCACCAGCAGGTGTGCCCATGCTTGGAGTTAATCCGACTATGCCTATGTATGGTATGCCATGGAGACTATTTAAAAAGTTTGATAACGGAGATGAGTACAATATAGCTTTCCAGCCTGGAAAAATTGATATAGTTTTAGCTAAAGAAGAAGCTTATGGGAGTAATATGGAAAAGATTTTTTGCGACCAAAGCATTAAATGGTTTACATCTATATTGGATACACAAGGTGATATGCAGGTAACACGTATAGCTTATGCTCCTTTATATGCCATTTTTAAAGATAAAGGTCAAAATAGCGATGCCATTTGGAATCTTTGGCTAAAGAAAACGGTTTTTAACGGGGTACAATCGCAAGATATTAATTTAAGTTTCTTGTTAAAGCGCTTAATTAAATTTGGTGATACTGAAATTCAAATGAATTTACTTCATAACATTTTTGATGGGATACAGACAAGAAACGACAATGATTCACAAACAGTTCGTGATGTACTTTTATTGCAACTTGATTTAAATTCTATTCCTGATAAAATATTGAGTTTAAGAAGAGAAGGAATAAGTGCTTTTTTTAATGGCATATTAGATATTAAAAATGAACTTGTAGATAATGTCACGGCATAGTACAAATACTTTTTCTTCTTTACTTGTTGCCGCTGTTACGACCGCAGCAACAAGTAATAGTATACAGCAATCGTTCAATGAAGAATTATTGCCATATCCGGCGTGTGAGATTTGTGAAGGAGCCAAATCTGGAATGCCGATAATGTTTTATAATCATGCATCAGAGGATTTTGCTCGTTCTATGAACATATCTAGTCCTGTTGAAATTGGTTCGATTAAAATGCAGCTACGTCATACAGTCATTGAAAATTCTTTTTTTAAACATAGCAATGGATTTCCATCTAGTAAAAAAGAATATCTTTTAGCTTTGTCAAATACTGTTTGCAGGTTGCAATTTAATGATATTGTTTCGTCATATAATGAAGATGATGAAACAATAGATACAGTTCTTAAATTACCCAATGGATTAACACTTAGTATTTCACAGTTTTTATGTGATGAAGTAAAAGCTCCTGTAGTATTCTCAATTCATAGAGAGAAGACTTTACTTATTGCTGATGAGATGTCTATTGATGAGCTTGTTGATACAATAAATTCAGTTGTTGCAAAAGTTTGTTCATAGAAATGATGTCTGAATCTTATCCAACGGAAATATTGCCATATCCTGGTTATAAAGAAAAAATGGAAACGGACTATTTATTAACTAAATATCCTGATTTATTAGTGGTAAGGTTAGTTGAAGGACATGTAGAGGATTATTATTTGAATACTGAGAATAATGATCGTGTACTTAGCGATAAAGTTTTTAAAAATAATATGGCTAATCTTTCAATGAATTTGGCGGGAGGATTATTTAATACATCTAGTGATGCTCATTTAAGATTTTTACCGGCTACAAAGGAGGCTACAGAAACATGGGACGGTGGATATGTAGATCCTATACTATATACAACTGAAAATAGTTACCATTTTTATGCTACATGTTTCGGACTTTGTTTTTTTGTTCGTGATATTCATAACCGAACTTTCCCTTTTTATAAACATTTTGAGTCACAAGAAGAAAGAAATGAATATGAAGAGAATGTAAAAAAAAACGTGTCGGAGGCTGAGAGGAGTTATGATGCTCATTTGGTAGGTGCTTTTGAGAGTAAGAAAAAAATGGCTTTAATTAATCCGCGACTAAAAGTTCATCATGAACCAAGCAAAGTGAACTATTGGCATATGACACTTGATACTTATCGTCCGACAGATATAAGTTATATACATTCTGAAGATAAACAGAATAGTGGGGATAGGAAAATGTTTAAGGCTCTCAAACAAGATTTGCTGCAATGTTATTCTATAGATCGAAATCCTAATTATTGTATTAATCCTACGGATTACTTAAAAAGTGAATAATGGAAATGTGTACTATAGGTTTGAAAATGCTATTAAGTACTTATTTTCTTATTTGATTTATTATTAAATATATGGGCGAAGGCGGTATAAAATCTGTCCTTCGCCTTTTTCTTTCCTATAATTACTTTAGCTTCAAATTTTATGAAGCTATGGTAACAGACCAACTTATCAAAAAAACATTCATTCACAATGTTGTATCCATCGGTTTTCAAAAAATAAGGCAGATACAACAGGAAGTCATATCGGAGAATTTGAATGTCATATCCGGCAATCTGCTCCAATCAGTCCAAGAAAAACCGGTGGAAATAGAAGGAACTGAACGTCAAATATATTATATGAGCGTTCTTCCTTATATGCGTTTCTTAGATATTCGTTTTCGGCAGGATCTGCGGATACGCAGAAAACTTTCCATCTATAACCGTGTCATTTGGGGGGTACTTTATGGTGAAGTGCTTCCTAATCTGCGTTATGGATTTACTCAGGACATACGTAAGTATATCACCCGGCAACTTCAAGAAGGTTCGGATATTGATCAATTAGATTTTCAATCATATATATAGACTACTGAATTATGGCTAAGAAACTTAATGAAGACGAAATCAAGTGGATTTTATCTGTGGAATCATCAAAGGCACAGCAGGAAATTCACAAACTCACTAAGGTTAATAGGGAGTTGAACAAAACAAACAAAGAACGTCGTGAATTAATGCGTGAGTTGGAGGCTCAAGGAAAAAAGGAATCGGATGAGTATCAGCGTCTTGATGAAGAAATAAAAAAAAGCAATAAGACTATTTCAACAAATAACAAGTTGATTGGTGAATTGGAGAAGAAGCTGGATGTTACAGGGCTTACTATGGCCCAACTCCGAAAAAAGGCTAAAGATCTTCGCCGACAGTTGGATCAGACAGTAAAATCAACACATCCGGAAGAATACGCCGAACTTGAAGCGGAGCTTTCCAAAGTAAATAGCCGGATGGAGGAACTTAGGGGTACTGGGAAATATGCCCAGCAACAGCTGACTGCATTTGATAAAACAATGAATATGGCCAAAACGGCTGCTAAAGGTTTTATAGCCGTGCAACTTGTCAGATATTTGAAAGATGTCGGAATGAAATCCTATGAAACTCGTAAGGAATATGCCCGTTTTGAAGCGACTCTTCGTAATGCTACCGGCTCTTCAGAAGAAGCGGCAAAGGCAATGAAGATGTTGCAGCAGCTTGCTAAAGATACGCCGGCCAGTGTGTCAGAATGGACTGAATCATATATTAAATTAGTTAACCGTGGAATTAAACCGACTACCGATGAACTGACAGCAATGGGAGATATCGCAATGTCCCAAGGCAAGGATATAGACCAGTTTATTGAAGCATTGCTTGATGCCATGACGGGTGAGAATGAACGTTTGAAGGAGTTTGGTATCACTGCTTCGAAGAATGGAAAAACTACTGCATATACGTTCAGGGGTGTAACTACTGAGGTGCAGAATACGGATATGGCAATTAAAAACTATATTCTGTCATTGGGTAAATTACAGGGAGTACAAGGTTCTATGGCTACCCAGATGGATGAGCTGGCTGGCTTGGAATCAAATTTAGGGGACCAGATGGATTCTATCTATAATAAGATAGGAAAGAAACTTGAACCGGCTATCAAATCCTTCATGGGAACTTTAGGACGTTTTATGGGGACAATATCAAAATCCCTTGATTCTTCTGGCGAAAAATTTGATGACCAATTGAATAAGGTTGTTTCCCTGCAAAATGGGCTGCTCCCTTTGCTGAACCGATATGATGAATTGAAAACTAAAACAAGCTTAAGCGCACAAGAACAAGATGAATTAAACCAATTGATATCCCGTATCGCTCAAATAATACCAGGAGCTGTTACTGGCTTTGACAATTATGGAAGGGCTATATCTGTGAGTACTGATTATGCCCGTGAGTGGATAAAAACAGAAAAAGCCAGATTAGCCTATATCAATAAATCACAAATTGAAGAGCGCAAGAACGAAAAAAAGAACATTGAAGAAAGGATAAAGAGTCTGAAACGCCAAGAAAGTATAGGAAAAAGGCTTTATGGGGTTGATAAAGAAGGAAATGCAAAACATATTGCTGTTTATAGCGGGGGGATGGGATATGGACCTAATGCGGAACAAATAAACTCTAGAAAGATGACTGCGGATGAGCAGAACAAGTTCAAAGAGGAGATGAAGTCATTATATGAGGAGTTATCAGGAGTTGATGCGGAACTTTCTCGTTTGCAGGGAACTACTTTAGACGATATGATTAAAACTCAAACAGAGATGATTGAAAAACGTAAAAGTTTTAATGAGATGAATAAAGAATCTCTTTCCGCTTGGATTGATGATGAAAAGAATGCAACAAGCGAGTATTTGATCATGGCCAAGGAAATTTATAAAAACCGTTTTCCAGTAACTCCTATTGATCCTGATGCAGCGGAAGAAGAAGCTAAACGAAATGAAAAAATATTGAAGGAAGCATTACAGAAGCAGACAGAACTTTTTGAACAACAAAAAATAGAGTTAAAACAACGTTATTTGGCGCATAATGACGAACAATTACAGACTGAATCTCAATTTAACAAGGCCATGGAAGATTTGACCTTGCAGGATCTTAATGCCCGTCTTAAAATAATGGGGTTGGAGGTTTCACAACGCCAACAGATTGAACAGCAAATTTTGGATATTCGTATAAAGGCACTTGAGGATTTTCGTCAGAGAAAACTTGCGATTGAAACAGAAGAAGAGCAACAGCGTGTGTCACTTAATAAAAAATCCATGGATGAAAATAAAGAGTGGCTTGATAAGCAGTTGGCAGATAGGCAGCAACATCATAATGATCAGGTAAAAATAATTAGTGACGCTTTGAAACAGCAAGTGGATCAATATAAGGAATATGGAAGCCAAATGGGGGAATCATTAGGTAAAGTTTTGTCAGGTCAGGAAGACATGCTTTCCGCTTTTGGTAATACCATGATTGATATCCTTTTTGATGTCTTATCTCAAATTATAAATCAAAAAATTGCGGAAGCTACTGCTGTAGCCATTGCGGAACAGGCTAAAGCGGCAGCTATTAGTGCTGCTCAGCCGGATTCTGTTGCCACTTTTGGGGCGACCGCTGCTGCCCGAACCGCTATTATCAGTGGCTTGATCATGGCTGCTTTAACAGCTGCAAAAACAACATTAAAAGGTTTGCTTGCTAAAAAAGGCTCATCTACCACGTCGGGAACTACATCTCCGAATACATCATATACCCGTGTTCCCGGTAGACAGTCCGGAGGATATATAGATGTCACTCGTGCCCAAGATGGAAAAGAGTTTCAGGCTGTCTATGATCCTAAACGTCGTGGATTTATAGACAAACCTACTGTCATAGTAGGAGAAGGTCCTGCCGGATCATCTAAGGAATGGGTAGCTAGCAATGAGGCGCTGAAGAATCCTACCATTGCACCCATATTGTCCATTCTTGATCAGGCACAACAGGCCGGAACTATTCGTACTTTGGACTTTAACAAATATCTTCGGGCAAGAACTGTAGGGAAACAAGATGGAGGACAGGTTTCACCAATAGGAAACACGCCTTCAATGGTATATGCTGATCCTGTTTTTATTCAATCTGTAAACAAATTGAATGATATTCTGTCCCGAATTGATAAAAACGGTGGAATACATGCATACACTATTTTATCTGAATTTGAAAAAAAACAAGAATTGAGGAATCGTTCTAGAAAAATTGGCTCAAAATGAAGATTATTAATACAAAATCGGGAAAAGCATATCAGCTTGTTCCTGAAACACAGCTTGAAATTGAAAAAACAAATCCTTTTTTTAACGATTATGGTGAGCAATCTCTGCCGGTAAGTTTGCCTGATAGTCCTTATAATCGTGATATTCTTAATTTCCCGAATGTTATACAAAGAAAGGAAAAAGTACAGTTGCTTGATGCCTCTATTCAGGACGGAGAATATTTTGTTCCATGTCGTCAGGCGATATTGAGTGTGTCCCCGTCTGAAAGCATTGAGACTTCGTTTTATATAAATGAAGGAAGTTTTTATAGCAAATTGGAAAATACTTATATTACAGATGTGTTTGCAGATGAAACAGTTGATGGGATTAATACATTGGATCAGGCCATATCTTATTTAAAACAGCTGAACACATCCGGAGGAGATGAAATGTTCTCTATTTTTCGCGTTAAAATTAATGATGATGATAATGACAATCCACGATATTTGAATGGTAATGATGGAAGGTCCTCTTTATTTTATAATGAAAATGATACAACTGAATATATTGATGGAAAGACAATATCTGTTACTCGCGGATTTTATATGACACCGTTCATTAAGGCCAATTATGTCCTTAAACGTTTGTTCGCTCATTTTGGATATACTCTTCTTGATAATTTCTTTACGAAAACGTCTCCTTTCCCTGATATGGTTTTCATAAACAATGTTGCTGACGCAATTGTGACAGGAAAAATTCGTATTGATCAGCTGGTTCCCAAAGTAACTTGTAGTAAGATTCTGGATTTGTTTCGGCGTAAATTCTGTTGTGAGTTTATTACCGATGAAGTTAATCGAACTGTTGACGTTATAATGTTTAATGATTTAATGTCTGATAAGGCGGATGTGAATCTTTCGTCATCTTTGGTTGGGAAATTGAGAGTTGAATACCCGGATAAATATAAGCAGCTGATATTGGAGGCAAAAGATTCTGTTGATGGAACTATTGAAACTTTTGATTCCTTGGAACTTATTAAATCAAAATACCCAACTGCCATATTTAATGAACGGCAAGGATATTTTATTCGCAACGGCTTTAAAATAAGTACTCGTTTGTCCAGTATGATAACACCTACCACTGAAATAGTGGCTGATTGTGGTCAGCGTTATTATGAAGGAGGTGAATTTGAGACATATAAAATCGAAGTTCCTGAATGTATACCTTCAGCTGGGATGTATATTGGTGAAGTGCAATATCTTAACTCTTCAATGAAAATCACCGGAACAGATACTGCTAATGAACCTTCAGAAACAGAAACAAATGCGTCTTCTAATATGTATGTCATGCTTGCTTTTGCTCATAAAGAAGCGGATTGGAAGTTTACTGAAGGTTCTGTGAGTAATTATATATATAGAAGATCCGGACGTAATGAGATAAATTATAAGTTCTCAGACTTTGCTTTGGTGTATAATGGGCCTTATGGGATATTTGAAAAGTTTTATAAGGAATATGACAAGTTGTTACGTAATTCCATGCATACTGTTAAGGCGGATTTGTTGCTTACCCATCACCAGAAGATGACTCTCTCATCTTTTAAAAAACTTGTAATACATGGTGCGGAATTATTGCCTAATAAGATAAACTATAATCTTGGGCTTAGAAATGATCCGATAGAGTCTGAATTATACACTACCCAGTTATATGAGCCTGTATCTTTGCCGAAAAGTATTGAAGATATATTTCCTTCTATGGATACGGGTTATAAATGGGTGGGCAAAACCTCTTATAAACTAATATCAGAAGATGAATATAATTCATCCCCATTTAAGGATGCAGAGATTTCTCCATTTTTCCCACCTCCACCTACTGCTGATTTGGTAGGGAAGAAAATGTATGTGTGCTATACGGCTGGTATATATATATCACAGAATTGGGCTTTATATACATTTTGGTTAGAAGCCGTTCCTAATGCAAATAATTGATTGTCCTTTCTATAGATCGGACTAACTTTTATTTTTGTTTTCAAATATTAATTCAAGATTTAAATGACTGTATTAACTCAACCGGCATCATTCTCTTTATCAGGGAATATTGAAAAATTCAGGATAAGTACGACAGAAGAATTTTCTTTTATCCTAAAAAAAGGAACAGAGGAAATTTTGTCATCCGTTTATTCTCCTGGAAAGGACCATTTGGTTACTATAGATATCCGTGAAATTGTAGAGTCTAAATTATCTTTTCTTTTGAAGGACCAAAGTGAACCTTATGTCCAGGCATCTATATTTGCAGACTTTACAGCTGTGATTGATGAAAAAGAGATATCATTCCGTGTGCTTCGGGGCGGTGTTGATCGATTGGCTACATCCGCTAAAAATTTTGTTACATCTAATTTCCTCACTTGGCAGCCACAGATAAAGCCTGTCACTTATTATACTCCTGAATTCTTGACTTATTATGCAACGGTTGACGGTAATGTATGTGTTAAAGCCTATTTTCCCCAAGAAGACGGAGAAGTCACTTCGGAAATTAAAACTGTTTATTCTGTTTTGGCAGGCAATGCTTATTCTATTCCTGTACAATATGCGGTTATCATGGCTCTGTTTGGATCACGGTATCCTTCTTTCTATGATGTTTGGGTAGAGAATTCATCCGGAGACAGACTTACTTATATACAGAGATATGTAGCGGATGGAATAAAGTCTGAGCAGGAACAATGGGTACTTTTTGAAAACTCGTTGGGCGGAATAGATACCTTCCGTGCTTATGGTCAGTCTGATTTTACAGGAGAACATACCCATAATATAGCGGAAATAGATGAAGAATTCAGTGAATATCGTATAGATACGACCCGTTCTTTTCAAAAATCTACAGGATATTTGGATAAAAATAAGCGAAAGTGGTTACTTGATTTTTTCCCTTCTAAAGTCAAATACATATATTTAGGGAATTATCTCCGTCCTATTGTTGTGACGGAAGATAATACATCCTACACAGACAAGGAACTTCCTTCGTCTTATACGTTCACATACAAATATGCTGATGCTCGTCCATATCTAAATCTGTTGCGAACTGACCAGCTTCCCGATGAGTTAGATATAGATATTCCGGATCTTGGTTCTTTTTCCATACCCCCTCGGATTGTTGAGTTTCCTTCGCAGCCTTTGTCCGAGGGGGTGCTGATACCGGTTCAGAATCCTTATTCTGAAAATTGGGCTACAACAACGGCTGGAGCCATTTTTGCGTACATTCTCAATAATATATCCGAAAACTACGATGGTCAGGGAGGCATTGGGCATATTCATCCAAATCTTGAACTGATTAATGCTATATCTTATTTGGATGGATATCTTTTAATTAACGGTAAAAAAATAAAAGCGGGATGGGCTGATCAACTTTCGCCGGATAGCTCTATATATAAAATGTTTATTCGTAAGGATGAGGAGGATTCTACAAATTTCCTGTTATCATTATTGGGCGGAACTGTCATTAAGAAATATGCCAAGTTCGGTGATTTCGTTACTGGTGTATTAGGTGGATACATAGACGAAAAGGGCAATCTTGAAATGGAAAGCGGTGTATTTCGTAAGCGTTTGTTTGTACCTGAAATAGCTTATAACCGTACAACCTATTTCAAAGGACGTATGGTAAACTCCCCCGGTGGTGGTTGTACCGTATTGTCATACGTGGATAACGGCGATGGGACCTACACCATCACTCCCGATCTGACGGATGCGGACGGATTGAGCCAGTTTGTTGATGATATCCTTACCACCTATTTTGTGACTAAGAATAGCGAAGGCAAGCTGAACGGCTTTGAAGAAATGAAATTCCGGGTGACTGCCGCAGATTATACAGCCAAGAAGTTTACTGTCATTCCCCGTCCGGGGCATTCTGACTGGAAACCTGCCGAGCAGATGGTATTGGCACAAACAGGTAACTTTACGGACCCGGAACGTCAGACTTATATACTTATTGATTCCGTCAACGGAAACAACTGTATTACATTCTTTGACAATGCCAACACTTGGGACCCGGAGCCGGCACAGATGCCTGCGTGGTTCGGCAAGAAAAAAGGCATGACTGTAGCCGGTATTAATGCGGACAATTACTCAGCCGTTCTTCAGAACATCATCATGACCGGGCTTATCTTTCAAGTTGATGAGATCACCGGACAGACAGTGCGTGTACCCTTGGACAAGGGTGAATGGGTTGCAGGGAAGTACGCCTACTATGACCGGGTGTCACATAACGGGGCTATGTGGCTATGTGTTGATGATAATGGAACAACAACAGAACCGTCAGATGATAATCCGGCATGGCTGAAACAAGTGGCGGAAGGGCAAAAGGGTGATCCGGGACTGTCTGTAATAGGTGGAGGTCATTGGGAATCCGCCAACACACCATATAGTGCCAATACAATGGTTACTCTTGCCAACTGTGTCTTTTTATCCAAGGTGGAGACATCCAATCCTCCCATCAGAATATTGCGTATCAAAGGCGGCAATTTCTTAAGAAAGAAGGACGGTGGTTATTATCTTGCCGGGAAACCTGCCGACTGGGAGGTTAACGAAGACTGGGATATGCTGCTTGACGGGCGTGAACTGAAAGGTGAGAGTATCAATTTCCTTGGTGAATTTGCCACGGCTCCTGCCAATCCGAAAAACGGTGATTCATACCGTAACACGACTGACCGTGCTACCTACATCTATCAGGACGGAAGATGGCAGCTCATGATATCGGACGGAAAAGACGGTAAGGATTATGAGTATATCTACACAAGAGGCAATATCATAGACAATCCTCCGGCAAAACCGGACAGCCAGCAGAAGGATGATTATATCCCTGAAGGCTGGACGGATGATTTTGTAGGAGTGGACGCTGATCATCAGGTTGAATGGGGTTGCAAGCGTTTCAAGGAAAACGGTGTATGGTCAGAGTTCAGCACTCCTGCCGTGGTGCATCGCTGGAGTAAGGACGGGGAGAATGCCATCATGGCGGACTTTGATAACGAGATGGTCAATGCAGCCCTTACTTCAGACGGGAAGGTCGTGTCCTCACAGACTTGGAATACAACTGTCAGTATGTGGTATGGAACGGAGAAGCTCACGCTTGACAGCATCACCTGTACACCTGACACAAATCTTCTGTGTGCGACAGACAAGAATACGGGAGTGGTGACAATATCGGTATCTGCCGGAGCTACTCTTGCTGCGACAAACACGGTGAAGATCACAATCAGGGCTACAAAGAACGGGCAGCAGTATTCCCGTGATCTGACATTCACTGTAGCCGGGGTCCGTGGAGGTGCGGACGGTTCAGATGCCGTGCTATACAGTATAATCGTTTCTGCCACTTCTGTAAGCAAGGACAAGAATGGGAACTACAGCGTGTCTTCCGTATCATGTTACAGGCAAAAGTCAGTGGGAGGCGTGATATCCACCACAACGGACGGTACATTGAAATACAGCATAGACGGTGGAACAGAAACTACCATAAACAACAATACAGCCATATCAAGCGGAAACTTTACGAAGACATTGAAGTTTATCTTTTACGTGAATGACCAGATAGTGGATGTTGAAACCGTTCCCATGCTTGTAGATGGTAAGGATGGGGCTGATGGTGAGAGCATCACAGCAGCCGGTCATTGGGAATCCGCCAATACACCGTATGCGAAGAACAGCACAGTATCGTTTGCCGGAGGATCTTACTTAAGCAAGGTTCAAACTTCCAATCCGCCACTTCCGCCTCTTCGTGTGAGAGGTGGAAGTTATCTAAGGAAGAAGGATGGCGGTTACATACTTTCTGGGAAGAGATCGGATAAGGCTGTCAACTCCGACTGGCAGGAAATGACTTCCGGTGTTGAACCATCTCCATCATATTGGCTTGACAGCCCGGTAAGCACAATAAACTTTACCAGTACGGGCACACCGTCACCGTCAGCGTTTGTCGTTACCATGAAACAGAATGTAGGCGGTAATGTGAGCGATACGAACAGGTTTTATCTTGCTGCACGCAAATACAACGGAAACTGGCTGGCTCATGTAGGTGCTACCCTAAGCAATCAGATATCCGTTCCAGCGACAGCCGGATACACCCAGTTTGCCGTCCGGGCTTATAAATCAGTTTCCGATGCGAACGCATGGAATAATAATTTTGTCGCTGAAAAAGGGGTGGGTGTTGCAAATGATGGTGCCATAGGAGCAACCGGAGCAACAGGGGCGTTTCCCCGTGACAGAGGTGTATTCGCATCAGGACAGACTTATGTCTGGAATGCGGATTACCGGGATAAGGTCATATATCTGATAGGGGGAGTTTATTATAATTTCCTTGTAAAGAATTACGGTGCTTCCGTTACCGCTGCACCCACATCAGCCAACGGAGATTCCAACTGGGAAGCCATGCAGAAGTTTGTGAATATCGCTACTGATACCTTGTTTGCCGATGGTGCTAATGTGGCCGGATTCATGTTTAAAAACAATGTGCTTAAATCCCACAACGATGAAGGTGAAACTCTTCTTATCAATGGCGTAACCGGGTATTTCAAATGTAAGAATGCAGATATCACCGGCGTGATTACGGCGGATAGCGGACGTATCGGTCCGTTCTCCATCGCTTCGGGGATGCTGTCCTCAAAAACTCTTTATGAGAATGAAACCAATCTTTATGTCGGCTTTAAATTGTCAGCCGGGCAGATTGAATTTTATAACGAAAGGACATTTGCAAACGTAAGAATCGGGGGAAACACGCAGTTTGTCACCATTGAAGGGATTAAGTATGATGCTGGAATTGACATACAGAGTCCAAATGCCATGATCGGAATGCACATCAAGACTCCGAGCATTCCTCTATTCGTGGAGGGGGGTAACATTTTCCTTCATCCGAACAATGACAGTTATGTGTCTCTTCGTGGCATAGTGGGCAACTGGAGGAACATATCCGTCAGCACCTCCCTGAATAACAATGATGACAATGTGATGTTTCTTAATACAGGTAATATAGAAGTAACACTTCCTCCGGATGTTCCGGGACATACTATATACTTCAAACGTATGAGCGGCGGAGTAAGATTGACAGGAGGACGGATCCTGCCTGCTCCCGGAGGACAGGAGGTGTCTTATATTGATTTGGATTTTGCATCCGGCTTCATTAAGTGTATGGGTAATTATTGGGTTATGTTTTATTGCGGATAATTTAAATATAAAGTATGAGAATAAATTTTGCACAATTTCCTATTTATGATGGAATAAAAAAAGAAAAGCTTATAGCCAGTAACATCACTGAAGCCTTCGGTGACTGGATATACAAGAACGTAGCGGGCTTGAAGGCGCATCTCCTTGCGGAGAAAATCTTCAAGTCGACTGTAGATGGTGTGGAACTTGACGAAGAGGAGGTGGATATCATAAGACGTTCTACCCCTATGTTGTCCGGCTTGCTGGCCGATTCGTTGAATGATTATCTGGATAAAAAGAAGGAGGAACAACATGAAGATTGAGAATTTGGAACGCGCCAGCCAAATCAATGACGAACTGGCGAAACTGAAGCTGGCTAAGGAAACGTTGAATAACGGAGGCTATGTCCGTATCTACAGCAGCGCCCGGTCAAGTGCCGGATGCGTGGAACTGGATATAGCAAACTTCAATGGCGAGGTGAGCACGTGTATTGATAACCATATCGCTGAACTTGAATCTGAAATAGAAACGCTATGAAAGAATTATGGCAATTAATCAAGATGCTGTTCTCAAGCAAGCCGGGTGATTTTGATACTCCTGAGCTACTTCCCATGAAGCATTATCCTTTCAAGGGATACCGTTTCATGATGTGGTGCGGACGGATGATATACCGTGCCGAGAACAAGGAGAACATAGATAGGTATATGCAGACCTATGCGGGTAAGGAAAGCCTGACGCACGAAACCATACACCTGCGTCAGGCACAGGTTATCGGCTCATGGGTAAAATACTACTGGCGGTATTTTGTCGAGTGGGTTAAGGGAAACCCTATCTGCCATCCTGCGAGTTCGGCATATTATACCATTCCGTATGAAATCGCCGCGTATGCTAATCAGGATAATCCCGATTACTTAAAAAACTATACGGATGATTCCTTTACTCGTTACAAGTTGAAGCATAGAAAGCGTATTTACAAGGAGCATCAAAAAGATTGGAAAACTTATATAAGAACTTTATAAAAATTGATATTATGAGTAATTTGAATTTGGAAAATATAGTTGGCTTTAAAGCTGTGGATAAAGACGGCAACGAACAAAATGTGACAGTAGATGAAATGGTGGATATGGTTTCCACAAGAATGGTTATGGCTTTGTCTGAAACTTCAACATTTGCCGCCGCTGCCGCAACAGGGAATGACGTGTATGAGAATGAACTTCCGACAGTGACGGATGCCGCAAATGTAAGAGTTTTACAAAGTAGCGGAGATGCCGCACAGATGACTATGCAGTCTCTTGCAACAAAACTGGGGGGACTGATAGGTATTGATTCATACATTAAAGATAAAAAAAGAAAGGTGGTTGATGCTAATGAAACCCCAATGAATGAATTTGTGTTCGCATACACTGGCTCTACCAATTTGCCTGCAGATTCTGCTTCCGGAGGTCTATTGACATTGGGATTTATGGACGGATCAAGCAGTAGCAAACTTCAGTTTTTTTTCCGACACAATAATGTATTTAAACGTATACAATGGTATAACGGTTGGCAAAATTGGGAAAAAATCAAAACGGAATAAAGTTCTAAAATCAGAGCTGGGGGGACTGATTGGGATAAATGACAGTTGGTTTAAAGACATTGGTCTATTCAAAGGTGATTTAAACACCATAAAAAAGAGTGGGATATATCGAATCCAAGAAGGCTCAATCAATATTCCTGTAGAAGGTGATTATTGGGGGATATTACTATCTTTTTATACAAATATTGGAGGAGCTCAAAACTCATCAATACAAATAATGCGATTTATTAATAACGGATATTACATCCGTAGTATGTGGTATGGGAATTGGTCTACTTGGTCACGAATCACAACAGTGGATGTCTGATTTTGCACTTCTGGGGGGACTTCTACAGGTTTCTTCAGCTGGAACAATTGATTTAAAGTCTGGTGTTAGTGTAACAATGAATTTGAAAGAGGGAATATATGCGTTTTATGATAATTATGCAATATCCGGCTTCATCCTAACAGTTTCAAGTTCTCTATTCACCAATAGGAGCGTAATTATTGCAGGTGATAAATCACCCTCTTTATCTATTGAGTTTGGTTCAGATGGTGCAACTTTTCAGTCTAATATTAATCGAATGCTTAATTATAGGCTATTAGCGTATTATAAGTGATTTGTCGTATCGGGTGGCACCGGTTTGTACCGGACCACCCATCTTATCAAGATATATGGATTTCTATTAGGTCGGAAACATCTGTTGAAGGCATTTCTTCTGTGATAATATAAACATTCCCGTACATTGATACATTGTTGAACATTATGGTCTTTGAATCCCTAATGGCCAATAAATAAAAAGTTGTATAACCGTCAGATTCTTTTTTATAGAAGAATCTGCATTTTTCACCTTCATTTATTCCATTAATATTATGTATTCTATTGAGATTTTGTCCATCATATAACATTAAAGCATATATTCCAGCCAGTTTATCATCTGTCGTAGATGAAAATATACTAAAAACTTTTGAGTTGTATCCATATCTGAATAATTTATATAATTTGGGACCGCTACCCGGATTGCCATACATGCCAGTGTATAATACAATATTTATTTTTGAGTAATCTTTTTTTGACATTAATCCATTCTTATATGCTGCGGCCGTACCTATCAGTCCCCCCAGAAGCATTTTTGTACTTTATGATGTCGTAATTTTTTTCCATCCTGTATCAACCCCATCTCTTATACACCTAACATAAAATCCATTCATAAACCATCCCTGAAGATACATTGTTGCACCAAATTTGAATTTTAAAACAGCTCCGCTTTTACTTGGAAAATCCGAACTGTCTACAACATTTAGATACGAAAAGCCAATAGGTAATTTGTCTAAAGACATACTTATTCCTTCACCATAACCGTTCATTCGAGTAATACTCTGGCTATAATATGCGCTCATTAAGCCGTTATTATTTTCTGACGCAAGCGGTATCAGTCCTCCCAGATCGGGTTTGTAATCTTTTATTTTGTTGCAATCTCTTTCCATTCTTGGTCTACTCCTGAACGGTAATGCATTGCGCTATTGTCCCATACCAAAGCCAATTGACTTCCTTCAAAAACGAGACATCTTCCTGCTTTCGTAGATGGATTCCCGATAGCATCATAGGCGTATTGATACGAGCCGTTTAGCTTTGCTTCTGCAAGGTCTGAAACATAACCTCTGTTCCTAAACCACGTATTATTTACTCCTAGCAGTCCCCCCAGAAGGGAATTTAAAGCTATGTTTCGTTAAATTTTCTCCATTTAAACCAGTTAATAAATCATAATGCAGCGATTGGTACATTTACTAAATCAGATTCGGTCGGCTCTGAAGAAATGCTGGAAAATTCTGTCACTTCTCTACCAACACTATTAAGTAGCCTCTGCAATGCTATCGGATCTCCATTTGTGTTATAAATGTAAATATTTTTAGTTGATGAACTATATTTAATCTTAACAGTACCTACACGAGATAACGCTTTTGCGGAACTGCCACCTGTTATGTTTATATGAGCAATAATAAATGTATTAGCTGCATTCTCGTAAGTTGATATTGTACAAGTAAATGGTCTATATATACTTCCCAAACTAACCTTAACACCATATTGAAATGAAATAACCCCTCCAGCATAAAAAGGTACCAATCCGTTTTTGCTACCCGTAGCCGTACCAATCAGTCCCCCCAGTAAAAAGGAAAAAAATATGTATGATATTGTGTAATATGAGATTAATTTGTAAATTTAAGCAAAAAAATAGCTGTCATGAGTTATTGGATTAAAAATTTGGAATATGCTTTTACGACATTAGTAGATCAAGTAAAAAAAAGTGTTAGCCCTATATCTTTTTTTGATTTTTCTGAATATGTAATTGAAAATTCAGACAGATCACAGAGCACAAAAGAAAATATGAGAGGAACTTTGAAGAAACTGAAAAATATTCGGAAAGAATTATATTTTCGTGATATTAACTTTGCATTTCTGCGATCATTTGAACAGCGTTTAAGAGATGAGGGATTAAAGGTAAACACTATCGGAAAACATTTGCGTATAACGCGGACTTTGGTAAACGAGGCTATTAATGAGGGACACATGCAATTAAATGACTACCCTTTTCGAAAATTCAAGATAAAGAGAGAAACAAAGGAACATATCTTTCTTTCCCCTGAAGAATTTTATCGTATGGAACGTTTACAGTTACCATCTAAGCAGAAAAGACTTGAAAAAATTTTGGATGCCTTTTTATTTTGTTGCTACACTGGATTACGGTTCTCTGACTTTGTAAGTTTAAAGACAGATGAATTGATAACGCTGGATGGCAAAACTTGGATATCAAAATATATGTTAAAGACATCACTAAAGGTAAACATACCTGTTTTTCTACTTTTTAACGGCAAGGCACTGGAGCTTATACAGCGATATGGGAGTGTTGAGAATATGACAAGTATTGGTTGTAATGCCGATGTCAATAGGAAAGTTAGACAGTTGGCTTCCATGGCAGGCATAAAAAAGAATATTACCTTTCATGTGGCGAAACATCATACAATCTCTATCTAATTGAAAATTAAACAGTTATTTCTGTTTAATTAATATCAGGTAACG